CATCCTGACGGACGTTGGCATTCGATCGCTCAAGCCCGAACGGGGCAGGCAACGGAACGTGCACGATGCGGTTTGCAGGGGCCTCTACCTGACGGTGAGCCCCGCCAGCGCCAAGACGTTCATGTCGAGGTACAAGCTCGCAGGGCAATGGCACAGTCGATCAATCGGACGGTTCGGCGAGAACGTCATCGAGAAGGGGCACGACAAGTCTGACTCCTCGATTACCGCCGCCCGCGAACAGGCCCGACGTGACCGGGCACTTGCGGCCCAGGGCATCGACCCCAAGGTCGCCGCACGTCAGGACGCGGCGAAGGTCAAGGCCGCGAGCTACACGACCGACGATGCCATCCGCGAGTTCATCGAATGGAAGCAGGGTTTCATTCACTCGTGGGACCAGCTTGACGGCGCTCTGCGACGTGCCTGCAAGGACTGGTTGAAGTGGCCCGTCTCCTCGATCTCCAAGGCCGACGTGCTGAAGATGGAGGCGGGTCACGTCAAGGCAGGGCGCAGGAGCACGGCGCTGCACGCCCACACGGACCTCAAGCAGTTCTTTCGCTGGTTGAAGGCGAACGACCATGTCACCGACAACTGGATGCAGGAGCTGCCCACGCCCGCGGCGAAGGGGTCGAAGGATCGCGTCTACACGACGGCGAAGGCCCGGAGCTACGTCACGCCCCTGTCGGAGTACGTGCGGGGCATGCTCAAGGGCCTGCCGCACGACGAACCCCGCGTGTTCCCCCGGTTCAACATCTGGTGGAGCAAGGCCGACAGGCCCATGTTCCAGTCAGGCGCTATCGAGTCCGCCTTGATCGGATACGGCGCACCCAAGGACTTCACGTTCCACCCCCTGCGTGCGACGTGCGGCACCTGGCTTGAGGACGAGGGCGAGTCCGAGTGGCACGTGGGGCTGGTCTTGAACAACGGAGTCGGCGAGAAACTCCGTGCTCGTGAGAAGTGAAAGCCCCGGCACTTGACCGGGGCTCCCACGTAGTCAGCCCTGCATCACTCCTCGCGCGGCTCGTCCTCGTCCAGCTCCTGCACCTTCACGAAGGCGTCGCCTAGACCCTGCTCCATCGCCTTCCAGAGTGTGCGGAACGGCTTCGACAAGATCGCCCGCTCATAGACTGGCTCCGTTCGGAACGCGGTCATGAGGTCCGTCAGTTCTTCGTAGAGGTCCATCCGTTGCCGCCGTGCGAGGCAGCCGTTCGTGATCACCTCCGAGACCTTCGGCGCGATCTCATCCAACTTGCTCATCGTGTGTCTCCCATCGCGTCGTGATTGACGCGACAGGGGATCGTAACCAGTTCAGCCTCGGAATCATCCGTTAACGGATGTGCATAGTCTTCTTGTGCTGACGCGATGCAGGGAGACGACGCTAAGTCTTTGCTACGATTGGACTGCCCACACGTTCGCGCATCAAACTACGCGAAACGCCCTAGGGGAGGGCAGGGGCGGCACTCCTCGATTGCGAGCACGTGCGGTGCCGACAGGGGAGAATGCCCCTGTAGCGCGCTCCAAATCGGTGCAAATCGGATCACAATCGGGGAGCGCCGCGGCTCCTGGGGTGACGACACGGCACCCACTGTCACGTCGTCAGAGGTGATCCGATGTGTGGGGGAGGGGCAACGGGGTTACGGGAGTTGAACCCGTCCGGCACTATCAGCTGCTAGCGCCTGTGGGGGTGCTTGCCTTGCGGCACGTCCCCAAGCCCCGTTTGCGATCCCTACATAGATCGTCAGCAGTCAAACTGTCAACGCCGCTTCTATACCGACCCTTGCGGCACCACGGGTCTGGGCGCCACTCGCAATTGTCGAGGTCGAAGTCGCCGGACTTGTCGAGGCGCCACAGGATGTGGCCCTTGGGTCTCAAGCCCATGTCCTCCAAGAAGGCTTCGAAGGAGCGCCAGCGTTCGCAGACTGCGATGCTCCTGCCCTTGCGCTGATAGAGCTGACTGGCGTAGTGCATCGAACACCACGACTGGTAGGTGAAGGTGCAGGGTCGATCCGGCCCGCTGCGACGCGCGTGGCCGTGCTTGAGGTGCCGCCGCCGTGCACCTTCGCGATTGAGGCAACCGCAGCTCTTGGTATTGTCTGCCGTCAGGTTGTAGTCGCGAACACGCTTGGTCGTGCCGCAGGCGCATTCGCAGACCCAGTAGAGCCCATCGCGTCGGATGGCGCGCAAGCGCCCGAACGTGCGGCCGGTCAGATCGACCCGCGGCATGGTTTGACTCACGATCACCTTGGCTGGCGTTGCGTCATCGGGGGTCGGTCGCGCATACGCGCGGAGCTTGCCGATGGACTAGATGCCGCCGTTGAACCCGAAGTCGTCGCCCGTCACTGTCTTCCCGCACGTGCCATGCGCGAGCACGCCGCCCACCGCAGGCGCGGAGCCGCCCAGGTACTTGCGCACCAGCTCCTGGACGATCTGCGGGAACCGTGCGAATGCCAGCGATCCCTCGGCCCCTCGGAACCACGACACCTGTGCGGAGCCCGCCCCGACTGACGCGAGCTTCTGCCCCTGGTTCGCGACGTTCTGCACGTCGGAGCCGGCCCCGATCATCTGGGCAAGTTCCATGGCGGCGGTCACAATGTCATCGGGCACGGTGTCGTCTAGGGTTCCTGCGACGCCCGTGTCTTTGCGCGGCCATTGTAGGGGCTGGGCTTCGTCCGTCTTTGCACCGATCCAGGCTTGCCTGTCGAGCGTGCGGGTTGCTGTGACGAGCGCTTGCGCTTTCCGATCTTCGGCGAGTCCTGACCACGTGGCCGCAAACGTGGCGGCAAAGTACGCGTCGGCTTCTGAGACCGTGGCGTAAGTCGCATATTGGTTGCCCCCGATAGTTACGAACTGTGTTCCGCTCATGCCGCTTCTTCCTCTTCCTCGTAGGTCTCACCCTCATCCGTCAGCGCGCCCGTGCCGGCTCCGGACTCCTGGCGCGACACGCCGAGGAGATCGCGGACATCGTTGACCACGGGATCATCGGGTTTCAGCACAGCGCCAGCCGCGGCCATGCGCTGCAACGTGCCTGCGACTTGGTCGACGTTCTTGAACGTCACGTCCTCGACTTCGAAGGTCGGGTTCAACTCGTCGGGCCAGCCGTTGAGCATCTGCAGCGGTGTGATCACATCGGCTGTCGCCTGATCCGCGATGTAGTGGAGCACGGAGTTGGCAATCAGGTAGAGATTGCGGGACTTGTCCTCGGCGAGGGCTCTGTTGCCGCCGACGTCTCCCATCATCAGATGCTCGGTTCCGATCAGACGGGCCATCTCCCGCTGCGTCCTGTCGATTGCGGACGCGACCTCGACAAGCCCGAGACCGGGACCGTTGAGCAGCTCAAAGCCCCACATGTTGACCGCCGTGACCTTGTCGCCGTCAGCCGCTTGACTGAGGTAGGGCTGGGAATCGAGGACGAGGCCGGTCGTTGGCTCCTTCGCTTGTAGCTTCACCAGCGACTCGAGATCGCGGACCAAGCGCTGCGCGTCGGTCTTCTCGATCTGGCCGGCATCGACCGCCTTGTTGAGCATCGAGATCGGCGCCCTCCCCATCGGGATGCCACGCAAGTCGCGCTCGTACGCTCGCATCTCCAACTGGAAGAACTGCTTCAACCGGTTGTAGGGCTCGGCGAGCTGACGGAAGATGCCAAGACCCTCGGGACTGTCCGTCAACGTGTCCTCGACCAGGTAGAACATCTTGTTGCGCGGAAGCCCCATGAGTTGGCCCGTCTGCGGGCTGCGCTGCCAGCACCCCTGCACCGTCCCATCGGGGCCGAGGTTCCACTTCTCGATTGTGAACTGAGGGCGCGGCTCGATGTCCTTGAAGCCCGTGCGCCCGTCCTTGCGCTTCTCCGCGGTCCACTCCTGGATGCCGAACCCGTGGAAGCGATACATGGCCGCGCGTCGAATGACTCTGTTCCAGGACGTGCCCATCGTGCGGATGGCATCGTCAACGAACTCCGCGACCTTGACGGCCTCGGCGTCATGAGAGATTCGCGGAGGCTCTGGGCGCCGGCATACGTCACGTTGAGCCGCTGACGTGCGAAGGTCAGGGCATCGATCTGCGAGACAAGCCCCGCGATCTGACGACCTTCCTCGGACTGCAAGGTGACACCGGCTCTCCGGGCAGCCTCAAGTGCACGTTGGCCGGCCTCTGTCAGGCGAAGTCCCTCGACCTGACGTTGCAGCTCGTTGCGCACGCCTTCAAAGGTCTGGCGCAGGCGCTCTTGGTTCGCGAGGAATGCGGCCAACTGTGCGTCGGCCGATGCATAGGCCCGCCCAAGTTCGAGGATTTGCCGCTCCTGTTCCTCAAGGGCGCGGTTCTGCGAGGGGCGAGCAAGGGAGGCCTCCATCATGCGGATTGTGGTGTTGCGCTCCGCGGTCCCCATTGCGGACACGCGGCCTGCGGCCGTGGTCGCGTTCCAGCTGTTCGGTGTGGTCTAAGATATCCGCGTGCGCTGGTCTTCTTTCTCTTGCCGGCCACATGAAACCGAGCCCCCATCGACTCCGTTAGTGCGATGGCAAATCAACTTGCATAGGTGCTGGCTCGCATTCCCAAGCGAGGGCAGAACCCTGCGAGCCAGCACCCGCACGTCAGACCGTGTGGGCCTCCGTAACCTTCGTCTTCATCCTCGTTCTCCTTTCTCCTGGTTGCTGAACTGAAACTCGGTGGGTCACTCCGCGGCTTCGGAGGACGCCTGCACGTTGCCGAACACCAGTGCGCCGCGGGCAGGGGTCGCATCGCGCTCCGCACGTTTGCGCTCCTTCGCCTCGCGCTCGTCGCGCGTGCGGGCAAGCTCCGCGTCGTTGTCGCGCATCTCCCGTTCGATCTGCTCCATCGGACGGTTCGCGCGGTATCGAGGTAACGGGGTCACCTTGGCGCGTGCGGACTGAGGCGACCGCATCTGTTCGACGTGTAGGGGAATTGGCGGAATCGGTTCCGCGTGCAGCAGGAGTTCTTGTGCGAGGGAGAGCACCAACGACTGTCGGCGCTGCGCCTCCTTGTTCTGCTGCGCAAGTGCCTTCTCCGTCTCCTTCAGATCCTTAGGGTCGTAGGAGATTGCCTGCGGTGGAGGCATGACCAGGTTGGAGATGAGGGAGATGGCGAACGATAGCGGAGTGTTCTCCTCCAGCTTCCTGTTGACCTCCCACGCTTCGAGGTGCTTGGGAAACCTGTCGTAGAAGGTCTGGATGTTGTAACGCAGCTCCTCCTGGAGCATCCCCTGCTGCATGAGCTGGTCGAAGCGTTCGCGGGGCAGCTCCTGGGGTGCTTGGTCCATCAGGATTGGGCCGATGGTCTTCACACCCTGCGCATTCCTGCGCGTCATCCTGTCGAGCTTCGCCGCGCGTTCCCTCTCCTGCTCCTGCCCCTCAAGTTCGCGGACCGCGTTCTGCAGGAGTTGATCTGCACCTGGTTGTTGGTGATGTCGGGCACGGCGTCGATCGGGAGGAACTGGAACGAGCGCACGCCCCAGGCCGCGGTCGCGGCGACCAGCAACACAACGAAAATGCGCTGGCTGATCGCGAACTTGAGGATGGCTTCGATCACGTCGTGTTCCCGGTCCTCAATGTTCGTGCTCGGCCTCGGCCTTGCCGAGCTCGGCCTTCAGGACGAACGTGCCCTTCGTGGCGATGGTCTCGGCGAACTCCAGGCCAGAGATGATCTCGACATTGGTGGAGACCTCGCGCCCAGTCGTCACGGGCCGCATCTTGAAGCCGCCGCCCCGGCTGACGAACACCACCTTGGCGCCCTTGACGGTCTGGATGGCCTCGCGCGGCACGAGCAGGCTCACCGCCTGCTGGCCCGCGATCAGCTGGGCGCTGACAAAGTCGCCGAGCTTCCACTCGCCCGAGCGGTTGTCGATCTCGGCGATGGCCTTGGCCGACCGCGTGTCCGGGTCGATGGCCGGGCTGAGAGCCACGACCTTGCCGGAGGCGCGGCGCGCCCCGCTCTGCACCAGGACC